ATATTGATGAACTGGGTGGGAACACACTAGAGCTTAGAACTGAGCTTGCAGAATTAAATCTAGAACAGGCTAAGATGGGGGCAGAGAACCTTCCTACAATTAACGAAGCTATAGAAAAACAAAAATCAAACACAAAAGACCTGATAGATGTTGAAAAAGAGCTAAGGTTTGCTGAAGAAGCTTTGGCAGAGACTGAAGGAAAGGTGAATGAACTAAGATTAAGTGGGGTAAGGACTGATGAAATTAGGCAGGCTATTGGCGGTGCAAATATAGACCAAGACAGGGAAGCTGTAGAAGCTTTAAAAGAAAAAAGAGATGCCCTAAGCCAAGACAACGAAGCGCAGACAGAAGCTATTAAAAAAAGGCAAGAGCTAACCCAAGCAGAAGCTGACCTAAAAGGTGTTAGGGCTGAAGCAGATGAAGCTAATAAGGTCAGGGTAGAAGAAACAGACCCCAAAGATATTGATAATAAAACAAAGCTTTTTGAAATAGCCACAGCAGAGATTCAAATACTTGGACTGAAGTTAGAGATGTTGGAAGCTGGTGAAAGCGCAAGAGAAGCAGAGGAAGAAGCAATCTTATTCCAACTAGAAAACGCAGACCGTTTAAACCTATCAGAAGCTAAAAGATTACAGCTTAAAATTCAGCTATTGAAGATAGGACAGCAAGAGGCTAAACAAGATAAGAAAAAAGCACAAGACGATGAAAAACAGCGCAAAGATGAGATTACCCAACTTATTGCAAACTCAAACAATGCTGAAGAAGCCTTAGAGAAAAAAGTTAGAGCTGAAGCAAGCAACGCACTAGCCAGCTTGGTTAGAAGTGTTTTTGAGTCTCAACCATTTCCACTAAACATTGCACTGGCAGGTGGGGTGGCTATTGCTGGGACTAAGACTATAGATTGGGCTATTGGACAGGCTAAAGGAATTAAACTAAGACAGGGTGGATTTATTGAGGGTTTTGGTGGTGGCGATAGAGTGCCAGCAATGTTAGAACAGGGTGAATTTGTTCTAAACAAAGAAGCTGTCCAAAATATAGGAATTAATAACCTTTCAGAATTAAATGCTGGAAAAAATGGTGGTGGAATGAATATTGTTTTCAATGCTCCAGTGACCAATGAAGATTTTGTAAAAGATTTTATAGTGCCAACCATTAGGGAAAGCCAAGAAAGGAACCTTAGCTAATGGCATTAAGCCAACCACATGCTGATTATACTTCAGCACTAGCAAGTGGAATGATTGAAGACTATTTGGTGATTTTACACTATTATAATGCTTCTGCTAATGGGACTGTTGGAATAAGCATGAGAACTGGAGAAACTATAGACTCTGTAGAATATACACCCTGTATAACTAAAGCCCCTGTCATTAGAGAGAAAATAGATTTAAAAACCTACCAAGCCAGCTTTGGGAATGTAACCTTAGATTGTGTTGACTTTCCAACAAGTGTTTCAACCTTTGATTTGTCAAATGATGCAGACTATTTTTCAGGGGAGTTTTATGAAAACAGTGGAAGCAGATATTATATAAACCAAAAAGTTGAAATCTATTCAATGTTAAATGACTCAGATGACATTGCAAAATGCTTAAAAATATTTGAAGGAAGATTAAGTAAAACAGACATTGATTGGGGAAGCAAAAGGATTAGGCTTCAAGTAAGTGCCTACAACCCATTTGACCATATTATGATTCCAGTAACTAGGGACAGTGAGGAAAATATGCCAGCTCCAATTACTTATGGGGCTTATACCCCAAACACTTATGGTGCTTATGCTACTTCTAAGACCCTTTGGAAAACCCCAATATTGGACAAGGGAAGACAGCAGTTTGTTAGAGCTTTATTAAGGGATAGTTCTGTTTCAGCAGATGCCCAGCCCCATGTTTATGATGAACCACTAGACCAGTTTATCCCAATAGCAACAGGCTCAGGTGGCAGTTTGGATTCTGCTAGTGAATCTTATAATAGTATCCATGTTTCTTATGCAGATTTCAGGTTGTATAGGTCAGCCAAGCAGAAGCCTATAGGATACTCTAGTGACTCAGGCAGTGGGTGGACAAACACAGACAACGCTTTTAACAATTCCAGTGCAGATGACACCACAAACTATGCAACCTCACAGCAGGCAACAGATTCAATTTCAGGGGGTGGCACACCTGATTCCACAGACAGTAATGATGTTGGTGTTTTTGACCTGCCACAATATTCAGGAAGACCCACAGCATACACCATTGTGGTTGCTTATAAACTGCATGGAACAGTCTCAGATGCTGTTAGCTGGGGTGGTGATGCCCTTGTAAGACTAAATGCAAGGCTGGATGATAATGACTTTTCCGATGCAGACAGCAATTCAGTTTGGAATAAAACAACCAACCAACTTACTATCTCAGAAGCAGGCTCAGGTGATAGCTCAGGGGTAAGTGGCTCAATAATAACACAAACTTTGACAGCAAATGTTGCCACCTTAGATGGATTTCCAAAACAATTAGCCCTTAGAACTGAATCTTTATTAGAGGAGCATAGTGGGACTGGAACTTTTTTACACTATGCAACAATTTATGATATTAGAATAAGCTGTGTTCAATCTATTGATGTTTCGCAGGCAAACAACAATCTTCAATCAGGAATGAGAGAAGTTTTAGGGTTGGATTATTTATATTGTGGTGCAGACGGATATACCCAAAGCTGGTCAACCAGCACAGCCTTAACAACTATAGTAGATATGCACAGGGATTTGGTTTACAGGTTTGGTGGAATAACAACTGCCCCTACTAACTGGTCAACCCTTGATTCTGCAAGGTCAAATTATGCAGTAAACCATAGCACATTTAAAATCCAAAGCCTACAAGACCTGATGAACCAGTGCCAGCTTGAGGGTAATTTTATTTTTAGGGTGGATTGTCAGGGAAACTATAAATACATAGACCCACACCCATCTTCAAACGCAAAGACAAGCACAAGTGGTGGAAACTTGGATTTTGCAAAGGCTGAAATAGCAGGTGTAAAATTTAAAATAACACCAAGCTCTGATGTGGTTACAAAAATGAAACTAAACTACAACCAACATCCTGCCACTGGAGAATGGCAAACCATCTCAACCGTAACCAACACAAACCCAAGAACTAGATATAATTATGGGACTCAAACAAATGAAAACATTAAAGAATTAAATTTTCACATTTTAAATGATTCTACAGGAATATCTAATTGGAAGGATAAAAGATTTGCACATTATGGAGAGCCAAGAATGGTGGTCAGCTTTGATGTTCTACACCCCAAGTATTATTATATGGAAGTGGGTGACGTTTTTCAGTTCTCAGATATTGGATATGTTTATGGAAAAGACGTTTCAGGTGACAATGTAGGCTTTATAGTTACCGAACTAAAAAGAACCGTTGGAAAGCTAAGTGTAGTTGGGTACTGGTTGGGTGATGAGTAGGGTGTTTAAACAGACTGAAACAGAAAAAATTAAAGGAATAATCTTATGGCAGTAACCTCAGCAAAGTTTGCCAGCGCAAGTGATGGTACTGGAAATGGCACTTATACACCTGACACTAATCCACAGGTGGGTGTTAGGTATGGTAGAAACTACAATGGAATAGTTGTAAACAGAGCCTATAACAACACAGCTTACACAGTTGAAAAGTGGGGCAGAAAACGCAGTTGGAATCTGCAATATACCCATTTAGATGCTACAGACAAAACAAGACTAGAAGCCCTTTTTGAATATACGGAAGGCAGAAAAAATGGTTTTTATTTTTCTGAAGATGGTTCCAATTATAGTTACAATGTAAGATTTTTACAGGACTCATTTGAGTTTACAGAAGTTGCCTATCAAGTTTATTCAGTCACGTTTTCATTTGAAGAACTTTAAATCTTTAAGTTTGGGGCATTTTGTGGGGTTTGATATTCAAACTAAATTAGGGTCAAAAAGCCCTTTTTTTGCCCATTTTTGCCTTCTCTATAAAATCCCAAATTTGCCCCAAATCCTTAGTTTTTTGATTTTTTTGAATACAAGTATGTCAAACTAACTTTACAATATATAAGCTAACATAGCCCACCTAGACGAAGTTTTGCCCAAACTTAAAAAGTTTAAGCAAATATTCAAACTCACCTAATAATTTTAAGCATTTAACACTTTGCAAACTCTTAGCTAAGTGTTATAAATATTATAAAAATATAGATATTATATTAATAATAATAATGGTGTGTAAAAAAATTGTTGCATGTTATTATAACTGTTAAGTAAGTTTGACAAATGAAACACAAGGAAAAATCAATTATGAAATTTATTAAATCTTTTGGGGGCAGGGAGAAATATAAACCCATGAAGCTTAAAAAAGATGCCACCTCAGATTGTGTTGTTAGGGCTATAGCTCATGCCACTGGTCAAGATTATAAAGAGACTTTCCAAGACCTAATTAACCTAAGCTGGCAAACCCTAGAAAACATGAATGATGAAAAATGTTATGAGGAATATTTATACAGAATGGGGTGGGAAAAACATAAGCCAATGCGAAATGGAA